GAAGACGTGACCGACGCCACGACCTTCTCGACGGCGCTTCCCCCGGGCGCGAAGATTCTGGGCGTCGGTCGCGGCTCGAACATGCCGACGTTCACCTGGACCACGCCCGGTGCCCAGCTGAACCTCTCGCAGCCGGATGTGCTCGTCACCGGCTTCCGGCTCAAGTTCGCCGGCACGACTCTTGCGCCGGTCACGGTCGCGCAGGCCGTGAACATCTCGGCCGACGACGTGGGCTTCACCGCCAACGAGGTGGAGCTCGGCAACACGCTCGCGAACGCCACCATCGGTGTCGGCATCACCGGCACGGCGGCACGCTACGAGGTGAGCGGCAACGCCTTCCGAGGTTGGGGCGCGGCGGTTGCTTCGGCTTCCATCGTGGTCAACTCGACGGGCTTCGACGGCATCATCTCCCAGAACCGCATCTTTGCTGGTGCTGCCGTGGCGACGGGCAACATCGCGGTCCTGGCTAGCGCTCAGCGCTTGGCCATCGACGACAACGAGATTCTCAACATCACGCCCGGTAGCGTCGCTGGCATCAGCTACGCGAACATCCTCATCACGGGCGTCTGCTCGGGCAACCGCATCGCAGTCGCTGCCCCCGGCGCTGTGGTTCCGGGAGTCACCGGCATCACGGTCGGCGGGCTCAACAACCTGACCGCGTTCTTCAACAACTACGCCGTCAACGACCCGAACAAGAGCGGCTTCTTGGTGCCGGCCGTCGACACCTGAACCGCTGACGGGGCTCCGGCTGGAGCTGGTGCCCGGAAGGAGCCCCGTATATGAGAACCATTGGTAAGCGCTGGCCAGTAGGCATCGGGCCTGACCGTCAGGCTTTGTGCAGCTACTGCGGCGTGCAGTGGCGCCGCTCGCAGCTCCATCGCGACCGCGCCGAGAACCTCGCCTGCCCTGACTGCGGCCCCGGGCTCGACGTGGTGAGCTTGTCCGAGGGCAACGCGGAGCTCATGCGCAGCCAGCAGCCGAAGGAGATTGGCCCGGTCGACGGCGGCTACGACACCTTCGTGAGCCCGCCCTCGCCGGGCTTCGTCGACCCCAACGGACCGCCGCCACGTCCCATCAACGGCGGTCCCACGGGTCCGCTCAGCAAGCTAGTGAACCTGTGGCTGCGTGCTGATGTGGTGGAGCAGGGGCAGCCTGGGCGCGTGGGTCGGTGGATCGACCAGAGCACTCGCGACAATCACATGCGCGCCATCTCATCCAGCGCTCAGCCGGCGTGGAACGTGAGCGACCCAACGCTCCGAGGGCTACCGACCGTCGCGCCAGACGCCTTCTTCCAGTACTTGCAGAACGATGATTTCAAGGGCGGCGCCCCCATGTGGGCGTGGCTCATCTACAAGCGCTCGACCGACAGCTTTCGCGCGATTTTCCGAGCTGGCGTTCACTTCTACCAAAGCGGAACGGCGAACGCGGTTCTGATGAACACGAACGCGGCTGGGATAAACAACTTCGGAGCCCCAACCGGTACGTGGGCGCGAGCCATCATCTCGTTCAACGTCAGCGGCACCGACACACTGCTCATCAAGTCGACGCTCACCAGCCAGCCAAGCGCCGGGCAGAAGGTGAGCCCTGCCACGACCCTGTTTGCGGCTCCTTTCGGAGTGGATTCGTGCAAGGCGTCACTCGCAGAAGTGCTGTTCGTCAGCGGCTCGCCCACGCCTGCCGAAATCGCAGACATCGAAGCGTACGGCATCACACGCTACGGAGGAGACCTCTTTGCCTAACGCGCAAGTCGAAGCACCGACGAGCCTGTACGTTCCCTCCATCGACGACGTCGTCGCCATGGCGTACCGCCGCGCCGGCCTCCTGAACGCCCAGCAGTCGCCGAGTGGCGTCCAAGGCGGCGTCGCTCGCCAAATCCTCAGCACCATCGTCACGGGCCTCCAGGCCGAGGGCATCGCCATGCGCGCGGTGCAACCCGGCTACGTGCTGCTCGTAGCCGGCCAGAACCTCTACACCCTGCCCGAGACCGTGATCGATTGCGTGGGCAACGGCGCCTACATCGACCCCAGCGTGAGCCAAGAGCCGTTCCAAGCATCGAGCGAAACCCCGGTCATCAAGAAGGACCGCGATACCTACCAGAACCTCAGCAGCAAGAGCGCAGCGTCGCGCCCCACCATCTACTACTTCGCGCGCGAGGCCCCGCTCGGCACGCTCTACTTGTGGCCGACTCCATCGCAATCGGAGGACGGCGGGCGCATCCGGTTCAACTTCCACAACCTACGCCCCGACGTGAACAACGGCTCGTTCACGCTGCCCTTCGAGCGCTACTGGGACGAGTACTTCGTGTACGCACTCGCCGGACGGCTGGCCCTCGACAACTCCATGGCGCTTGACCGCGTGACCTACCTCGACGGCATGGCAGGCGCGAAGAAGGACATCTGCAAGGGCTACTCCAAGCCGAGCGTGAACGTGCAGGCATCCATCAGCCACCGCACGGCGTGGCGAAAGACGTATCGATGAGCATCCAGTACTACCCCAACGGCATCGGCGGCTACCAGCCGGGGGACTTCCTCGACACCTGCAAGCCCCTGCAAACGAGCGGCAACGTCTGGTACGTGAGCTCCCTCATCGGCACCGATGCCGTGTCGCCCGCTGGCCAGAACCGAGAGAAGCCGCTCGCCACCATGGCGCAGGCCGTCATCAACGCGCTCGACGGCGACATCATCGTCTTTCTACCTGGCCACACGCAAACGCTCACGCTCACGCAGACGCTGCTGAAGGCACTCACCCTCATCGGCGAAGGCGTCGTGGATGGCAAGCCGGCGGTCAAGTTCCTGGCGAACATGGCCGCGCTGAACCTGCTGCAAATTGGCGCGCCAGGTTGCGAAATCAGGAACATCTACTTCCCGCCCACGCTGCTCTCGAACCTGAGCCCGAAGGTTTCGGTTCAAGACGTGAACTTCTCGATGCGCGGCTGCTACTTCGAGCTCGGGCCGAACGACCAGGGCGCCGGCCTGTCCTTGGCAGGAAATCGCGCGCGCATCGAAAAGTCGACCTTCATTTCGACGGGAGTGCTCACGAGCGCTCAGCCGAAGGTGGCCATCAACATTGGACCAGGCGCCAACATCACCGACCTCGTGATGAACGACACGGTGGTCTCCGCCGGCACCGTGGGCTTCTCGAACTACGCAGCCGTCGACCTGGCCGTGGTCGGAACGACAATCATCCGGGTCGCCATGGAGAACCTGAGCTTGCTACTCGGCGCCGACATGTCGCTCCCCCCAACGGCTACCGGGCGCATCAACGTGCAACTCGCAACGGGCGGCAGCCGGGTTCAGTGGTGAACGCATGCACCTAATCAATCCGCTCGTAGCTGGCATCCGTGGCGCAGAGATTGGCTCGGTCGAGCTCCTCGAACGCGGCACGTCCACGCACGCCGTCTACTACAAGGACTTCCCGGCAACGCAGCAGTACAGCGCGCAGCCGATCCCGCTCGACTCGTTCGGTAGCGCGACCATCTATGTCGACGAGCTCGTGGACGTGCTCGTGCACGACCAGAACGGCGTGCTCGTGCGGGAGTTCGTCGCGGGCGACTACGCGGCAGCCGTCGAAGTCATCAGCCAAAGCTTCACCGGCACCGACTACCGCGACGGCACCGTGGGTCCGTTCAAGCCCACGAACCTCGCGAGCGTGCTCGACCTGTGGAAGACGAACGCGGGCTCCGTCGACTGGAAGATACTCGTCGGCGGAGTGTCCATCACCATCGGCGACGCGCTCAGTAGCTTCGCTGCGCTCTACTACAACGTGAAGAGCTACGGCGCGCTTGGCAATGGCGTGGCCGACGATGGAGCGGCCATCACGGCGGCCATCGCAGCGGCGGCAGTGGCGGGCGGCACGGTGTTCTTTCCGCCTGGTGTGTACCGCACGACGGTTACCATCGTGGTCCCGGTCAACGTGTGTTTGCTCGGCAGCGGCGCCTCGGCGACCAAGCTCGCTATCCACAACGCGGCTACGTTTTGCACCCGATACCCCGGCTCCGATACGGGCACGCGCACCGTGCGCAACATGTGGTTTGGCAGCATCAACGTGAACACGACGCAGCCGCTGGCGCTCGTCGATGGGGCTGGAGCTCGCGTGTTGTTCGAGGACTGCATGTTCGGCAACGACTCGACCACGAAGGGTACGCACGCGAGCATCAACAACACAACGCTCGATTCGCTTACCCTGTTCAACCGCTGCCAGTTCTACGAGATGGCAGGCAGCACCATCATCTTTTGCCCACCGGCTCCGGCTGGCGGGCGCGCTACGCTTCGCGATTGTGATCTAAAGAGCTTGTTCACCGGCAGCACGAGTAACGCGCACGTTCAGGTGAGCGATGGCGTGATGATCGACAACTGCCGCTTCGACGCTTCGGCGCTAGCAGCAGGCACGTTTGCGTACATCCAGTTGGGTATCCCTGGGCAATTTGGCGGCAACGCATTCGTGAACAACCGGTTCAAGAGTGGCGTCGGAGTCGTGGCGGCATTCCGCTCGGGCAACACGCAACCTCCCGGGTTTTGGGAATCGGGCAACTTTTTCGGCGACACCTCGGGCGCGATGCCGGGCTACAAGGTGGAAGGCGACGAGGGCTACGCGCCGCTTCAAACTGACGTGGGCGGCTTGCGGAGCCACATCTCGCGCGAGAATAGGAGCTGGGGCACGACGGACCCCGGAGGCCCTGTGGCGGTCGATGCGAGGAGCTACGGGCTCATCGTCATCCGCCGCTCGATTGCGGGATCGCAGCCTATCAGTGCGAACCTGGGGTCCTTCGGCGACCGGCTCACGGTGTGCATCCTGAACAATACCGGAGGGGCACTCTCGCCGACCTTCGGCACTGGGTTTACGACCCTCGCCGCTGGCTTCACCTCGATTCCGATTGGCGGCAAGGGACTCTACCAGTTCATGTTCTTGCCGCCGACCGCGAGCGGCATCGTCGGCTCGTGGGTCATCATCAGCCAGGCAGTCGCGAACTGATGGCCCAAGCGGAGATCAATTTCTCCAATCGCCAAGCTACCGGCCAGCAAGAGCTCGCGGGTGCGCCCGCCGTTGCCGTGAACATCATCGTGGACGACACGGGCGCGATTCGTCGGCGCCCGGGACTCCAGGCAGCGCCCGGCATCTACAACGGCGTCATCGACCCCACGGGCCTCAGCGGCATCTACCAGACCGTTGACGGCAAGCTATATGCGATCGGCAACACGCCGAGCTACCGCAACATCTACCGCGTGACGAGCATCTCGACGCAGCTCGGAGCTCCGCTCAGCGACTCGACGCTATCGGGCGTGCGGCGTCCGGTGTTCGCCGAAACGCAGCTTTTGCTGGCGATTGCTGGCGGCGACAAGATGCAGAAAATTGTGCTCGGTGACGACACGTCCAGTCGCATCGCCGATGAGCCGCCGTACGCCTCACACGTTGCAGCCAACAGCTCGCGCCTGCTCGGCAACATCGCGAACGTCAACTACAACAACACGTTCGACAAGAGCGTGGTGCGCTTCAGCGGTATCGCCAACGGCAATTCGAGCTACGCTGGTTTGGAGAACTGGACCGAAGGCGTCGTCATTGGCGGCGCTGGGCACTTCAGCGCGGAGGCAAACCCCGACCCGGTGCTCGCTATCGCCGAGAACACGAACGAGGTGTTTTGCTTCGGCACCAAATCGCTTCAGATATTCTCGCCCGACCCGTTCGTCAGCGACACCGGCATCCCCGCTGGCTGGTCGCCGAGCGTGACGAAAGAGCTCGGCTGCACGGCGCCCTACAGCATCGTGAAGGTCAACCAGCAGTTCTTCTGGCTCGACGACATCCGACGCTTCGTCATGTCGGACGGGCGCTCCGAGCAGGTCATCGGCGACCCCATCCAGAAGACCATCGACGACATGCCCATCGTCGACGACTGCTACGGCTACCGCGTCGTGACTGGCATGATCGACAGCATGGTCTGGCGGTTCGAGCGGAACGGCCGCACCTTCTCGTTCCAGAAGGGCAACAGCTGGTCGGAATGGCTCAGCTGGAAGGATGGCAACTGGGCGCCGTTCCCGGTCACGTGCTCGAAGATTTCGCCCATCAACGGCGCGAACCTCGTGGGCGACAGCTTCGGGCGCGTCGGGCGCCTGTCCCTCGACGCGCACACCGACTACGGCGACCCCATCAACGCGCGCGTGGAAACGGGCTACCTCGACCGGGGAACGGACGAAAAGAAGCACTGCCGCTGCGTGCGCGTAGCCCTGCGTCGCGGGCAGACCACGGCCGCTGTTGGCCCCGTTGCCTACATCAGCTGGCGTGACCAGCCGGGCCCCTACGGCCCCCCGCTCGCCGTCAACCTGGGCGGCCAGGGCGACACGCACCCCGTGGTAGAATTGCGCTCGCTCGGGGCCTATCGGCGCCGGCAATGGCGTTTCGAGTTTTCAGGCACCGAGCCGCTGGAGCTCGTCAAAGTGACCGAAGAGTTCGACATCTTGCAGAGCTGAGGAACCATGGACAAAAGGGCGAGCAGCACACTAGGCGGAGCGGCATCAGGAGCAGCCACTGGAACTGCGATCATGCCCGGTTGGGGCACGGCCATCGGCGGCGTGCTGGGCGGACTCGCTGGCTACTTCGGCTCGGGCGACGACGGCGAGGTAGACACGGCGCGGGCGGAGAAGGAAGCGCTGGCCAAGAAAATCGCCGACCAGTACCTGAGCTACCGGGACACCGTGAACGAGGCGTACATGAAGCAAGCCGCTGGCGCGAACAGCTTCTACGACGTGAACAGCAACATGCTCAACTCAATGAACGGCGGCCAGGGTGCGCCCGACATCGCAGGCGGCGTGTACGAGTCGCCCATCAAGGCCGAAGGCATGAAGGACGTAGCCATCAAGAGCACGAGTCCAACCTTCGCGCCCGGCACGCCGATGCCTAGCCAGAACGCGCCCAACACCGCCAGCTACATTCCCAAGCGGAGTTCGTAATGGTCTGGGACCCAAGTCTAGGCCCTGAGCCAGGAACGACGCCGCGAGCGCCCGTCGAGGCGCCGATGGACTTCAACGCGCCCAAGGCGCCGAAGCCGCTATCGGACAAGCCCTACACCACGATGGTGAACCCCTTCCCGAGGGGTAGCGACAAGTACAACGAATGGGCTAAGGCGAACCAGAACAACTTCGCCGAAGGTGGGTACGACTCGGAGGGTTATCCGATCCCGTCGCAAGCGCAGATCGATTCGGCCTACGCGGGCTTCTCCAACCCGAATGCGCCCGCTGGCTCGTATGCGTACAACCCGAGCTGGGGCGCAGCCCAGCCAGACAACAACAACCCGTACGAGTACGGCTCGACCGAATGGGACTCGTGGCGCAATCGCAACGACATGGCCAAGCGCAACGACGCGGCCAAGAAAGCTTGGCAGGACTCGCACGCGGCGCAGAAAAAGGCTCCAACGCCCGCCGCCACCGGCACGTCAGCTCCCGCCACGCCATTCGCGTCCGCCGGCATCGACTTTACCAAAGAGGGCAAGGGCGAAAGCGTCGCCGACTCCATCAACCAATACTACAACGAGCACGGCATCCCCACTGCCAGCAACGAGGCGAAGGTCACGCTCGACAAGTTCCGCGAGTCGCAGCCGCAGGACCTGTCGCCATACTACGACTACGCGAGCAAGCTCACGTCGGCCAAAATCGACAACGCTATGTCGGCGCGCGGCTCGTACGGTTCGAGCAATGCGACCGGCCAAATCGGCGCTGCCGAGATGGCACTCCGCGCCGACGAGGCCAAGGCCAACGCGCAGTACGGGCTCGACCGCTACGCGCAAGAGGGCAACCTCGCGGGCTCTTCCGACGCGAGCGACGCGCGCAAGAACGCACTCGAATTCTCTTGGGCGAAGGGCCTCTCGGATATCGCCTTCAAGAATCAGGACGCTGGCGAAGGCCGGGCCCAGCAGCTGTTCGACGACAACTTCAGGGTCGCCGCTGCCAAGGCTGGCAACTGGACGGACAGCACCGGCAAGGCCATCACAGGTGTCGGCGAGGCGACCGACGCCGGAAATGAAGCAGCGCTGGGCGGCGCCAATGACAGCGTGAGCTTTGCCAACGCTGACGCGAATCAGGCCAACGAAGATATGGGCTCGTTCAAGGGTGCGCTGAACCAGGGCGCCACCAACTACGGCAACTTCAAGACGCAGGAAGACGCTGCGAAACCAAAGGCGAACTGATGGCCACCGTCCCAAGCATTCGAGGAGTCAACCCGAGCTACTTCGCCGGCATGCCGACCGTCGCGCTCGACCCGAAGGCCAGCAAGGCGGACCCGCGCTACGCGCAGATGCTCAGCCAAGCCATGCAGAACCGCGCGGAGATGGCGGCGAAGCGTCGCGAGAACGACGAGGACAACGAGTTCAAGGCGATCGACCGCAAGCAGCAGGCCCTGCGTGACATTCGCTCGAACGAAAACGACAAGCGTCGGTCGGCTGTGCTCGAAGCCGGTGAGGCTCGGTTGCAGAAGGGCCAGGAGTTCGAGCAGGACCGGCTCAAGACGGCTGATACGGGGAAGCTCTTGGAGGCGCTCCAGACGGCCAAGCAAAACAAGGACGATGCGGCCGTCGAGTATTTCACCGACGAACTCATCCGACGCGGATACAAGGGCCGGTCAATCCAAGAGACGGACGAAAGATTCAACGAGCGCATGCCGAAGCCGGCGCCGCCCGAACCGCCAAAGCCGCCCGACACGAGCGTGTACGGCGAGTCGAGAGAGGACTTCGAGCGCAACATGGCCGCCGCGGGTCCCGGAGCTCCGCCAATCCCGAAGGGGCTCAACCCGCCCCCGGTTGCCCGCTTCCCAGACCCAGGAGAGGCCGCCGCCACGCCGCAGATGAGGGCCGCGCCTGCTGGTCCGTCACCTCGCGCCAGCGCGAGTTTCCCACCTGCCAGCGGAGCGGCACCGCCTGGGCCCGCCCCTGCGCCAAGGCCGGGGCCGCCCGCAGCAGCAGCCCCACCTCGCGCCGCCGCTCCAGCCGGTCCTGGATGGCCAGCCCCGCCGCCGCCGACCGACGACAGCGCTTTCTTCCAGGCGCCATTCGACCAAGCTGGTCTGGAGGCAGGGCTCGATAAAGCCATGCCAACCGACCAGCAAACCCTGAACGCCTACATCGCTGAATCAGTTCGGCGCGAAAAGGCTGGGTTGCCACCCGCTCCGTACTCGCCGAAGGGCCTACTCCCAGGCAAGACGCTGCGACGGCGCGCGGCAGAGTCCGACCAGATGCTCAGCCCTGGAGACCCGCTGCTCAACAAGAGGGTGCCATGACCGACCAGGGACCCCGAGGGTTCATTCAGCCAAGCCTGCGCCCCGCGCGCCGCCTGCTGCCCGGTGTGGGCGGAGGCCCGCCCGCAGGCGCAGCGCCCGCGCCGTCACCCACGGCTCAGCCGCCGCTCGAACCGCCGCCGCCGCCTGGGCAGCCGCCGACGGCATCGTTCGCTCTCCCCAAGGAGGAAACGCCGCCCGCAACCGGCCCGCTCGGGCCCGCTCCCGCAGCACCGCCCCCGAAGGACGCGCCTTACGGCATGCGCCCCGGCCAGCGTCACCTGCTGCCTGGTATCAGCAACCTCGCGCACCCGCCGCCACGTCTCGACACGACGGGCGACTTCGAGCTCGTGGCGCCGAGCGGCGCCGTGATTCCGATCCGCTCGCGGAACCCGCGCGATGAGGGCATCGTGAAACAGCTCGGGCAGTCGCTGTCGATGATGGCTGGTACACCCAGGGAACACGAGATAGCTCGTGCTGTAGAGGAATGGGGCCGCTCGGTAATCGGGCAGATACCGATTGAAAACATCGAAAAGAGGATGAGCGACATCTGGGACCACAACGTCGGCAACGTGGTGAAGCGCGACCTCGGCAAGGATAGAATCGCAGCGGCAACAGCCAATCGAGGCAACAAGCCTGGTGCTGGCCCTGCGCCTGCCGACAAGTACGACGATACTGTCGAGGACAAGCTCTGGGCAGCAGCTGAGCAAATCGTTTTGAGGGAGTCGAACAACAACAAGTACTCGTCCATGTCGAACATGGAAAACCAAATGGAGCTGATGGACGCGCAGCTCAAGACCGACTCACCGATGGCGCAGCGCATGGCTCAACTCCAGCAGCTCCTACTCGTCACCGGCAAGACGGCAGTAGAGAGCGAGCGCGCGGGCGTGACGGCAGGCGCTGGCAAGTGGAACGAACTCTACAACAAGTTTGCGCTTTGGAGCGGAGACGAGCGCCTAGCGGCTGAATACCTGGCCGAGTTCCAAACTTACTTGGGCATTGCCCGAGCAGAAATTCAAAGACAGAAAGAAGACGTTGCCCAGAGCGCAGCCACAGCGATGCTGGACAGAGCCAACAAGTACGGGCCTGAAGTCGCCCAGCGTTTCGCTGCGCACGTGTACGGCAGGATTTCTGGCAAATGGAAGGGAGGCAGGTTCGGGGCGCCGAAATCAGACGAAACGGGCGGCACGGCCGATCCGTCAATCCCTCGCCCTCGCCCTGTGGCTACTCCAGCACCTAAGCCGGCGCAGGCGGCTCCTGCTGCTCCCAAGTCGGTCCCGAAAGCAGCGGCGCCAGCCGCTCCTAGTCTGGGTAGCGTTTTGGATAGGCTCAAGGCGAAGAAGAAATGATCACCGAAGAGGAATATCAGCTCGCAAAGGAAGGGCTGAACGACAAGGACGTGTCCCCCGAGGAGAGGGCGGTACTAAACCAGGCCGTTGCTGAGTACGAGAACTCCCAGCTGAAGGCGGCCGCGTCTGCATCGGTAGCAGCGCCCGCGCCGCCGGCCCCTCCGGCGCCTGTCGCGCCAACAGACCACGGATTCGAGCAGCAAAAGCCTTCGCTCGATGAGCAATTCAAGAACGTACAGCCGAACGCTGACCGTGATTGGAGCTTGCCGAACGCTTCCAAGCTGAAGCGTTTCAGCGCGCCCACGGAGTACGTCAGCAAGTCGAGCCCTGCGTTGTCCGGCATTGCTCAGGCAGCGAAGGGCATGATGGTCGATCAGGTCACTGGCGTGACCAGCTCGCTGTACTTCGAGCCGACCGAAGAGCAGTTCGTGGTCGACATCGGGCCTTACTTGAAGGCAAAAAATATCCCCCCAGGAACCGAGGCTTACAAGCAGGCATTCGCTCGCTACCAAGACGCCAAGTGGGAGCAGGCTTACAAGAAAGCCGAAGCTGAAGACCGAACGATCACTCGTGTCGACTACACACGCGAGAAGGGCTGGAAAAAACTCGCCAACTATCTGGGCGAGAAAGTAGATGTTGGGGCGGCGTTCAGCGAGGGCATTGCGAGAGGCATGGGCGGACCCGCGCGAGAGATCGGCGTGGCTGTTCGCGATAAAGTCACCGGTAGAGACGACGTGTCGGCGATGCGTGAGCGGGCCAACCGTAGCCCAATAGCAAGCGGAGTCGGGCAGGTGATCGGTTCAGCCGCCAGCTTCGGACCATTCGCCAAGATTGCCGGTCGAGTAGCGAAGGGAGCCGGTCCGCTCATCGCCAAGACGCCGCTGCTCAACAGGCTCGGCCCTACTGTCGGTCGCTACCTTGCTTCGGGAGTAGGGGCAGCAGCGGGCGCCGAGTCGGAGCTCGTGGCAAACACGCTCGGTGAAGGCATCGCCGACACCATCCACAATCGCCCAATCAATCCCGACACCAAGGACGGGTTCATCGCTCGCCTGATACAAACAGGGCTGATTGGCGGAGTCGGTGGGATGGTCGGCGAAGGCGTTTCCGATGTGGCGAGAGCTTACCGCTCTCACATTCGCAGCACGGGCGACAGCCTTCACCCAGAGCTGGCAAACGTAGAGGAGGGTGGCACAACGACCGACATGCTTCGTGGGCTCGACGAATCGAGTTCCGTAAAGCAGTCACTAGAGCGTACGCGCGGCAACGTCCCCGGCGAAGGCCGCGCTCCAGTCATGGGCAAGGCCGTCGAGTACGCCGCTGACGACGTGGTGGGGCCAATCGTCGACCGCTACTTCAAGGAGCACCACGACACCCTGAGTCGCATCGACGGCGAGAGCATGCACATGGTCGGCTCGCACCCTGACCTTCGCGTACCGAAGACGGTAGAGAACCTGCTGGACATGCTGCGCTACCACCTAGTCGTTCGTAGTCAGCCGGAAGCTGGCGGCAAGTTCATTCAAAACCGTAGCGATGCCATCGGCACCTACAACAACAACGAGTTGAGGCGCTTCGTTTTGCGCGCCATGAAGCCGCGTATCGCGTTGGCGGCAGACGCGAAAGGAATAGCAGAGAGAACGCGGGGCACGGTCCTGAGCATCAACGACGCGCGGCGAATGGGGTTCAAAGTGAGGAACCCCAACAAGCAGGCCGGCCTAGAAAGCACGCCTCCGCTAAGCAGAGAACCGCCAGCCAACGATACGTTGCCGCCGCCGCCAGCCGATGAGTTCGCTCCAATATCGGAAAGCGAGATCGAGGAAGGCATAGGCGGCGGGCTGCCGGACTTCCCAGACACGATTCCGACCAGAGGAGCGCCATCCGATTGGGCTGAACAAACGCTGCCATCACCATCGGCGGACTCCGTGCCCGCGAACGCGAGCCACCCGCCTCTGGAAATCATGAAGGGCACCCCAGAGGACGCTTGGGTAGTAATCGTCGAGCCGCGCAAATACGACGCGCTCGCAATGGAGAGCCTAAAGAAATCCATCGACGACGCAGCTGGAATTGCCAAGAAGACGGGCAGCAAAAACGAGATGTGGGACGACCTGGTGAAAGCGATCCGTAAGGACCGTGACCAGTTCGCCAACGGCAAATGGAGTGAGCTCAAGAACAGGCACCACGACGAGCTGAACGCTCTTACCCAGCTCCGGCAGCACGCGGGCATCTACGAGGTGCAGCCGTTCACAGGCATGGAAGGCGACACGCAGAAGAAGGCGACCGCCGCCATTACGAGATACGGCATCGAGCCGAAGGCGACGAACGAGGCCATCGCTGCGCTGGCTGACCGAGCAGAAGTGCGGCCCGGATTGGAGAACCTAAAGGGCACGCGCGCATACACGGCGCTCAAGACCAATCCGTCGCAGTCAAGTTTGGCGGCCAGCTTCCCCGTTGTCGGGGGCCTCATCCCCGGAGCGAAACTTCGAGGTGACGCCTTCGCTCGCGCCCTAGCGCGCAACCCTGAAGGAGAGCCCATCGTCATCAAGGGGCTCAACCAAGAGTGGTCACGCGCCCATCTCGCGAACGAACCCGTCGGGCGCTCATTGCTCCCATCTTCTGGATTGCTCGCCATGGGCGGTGGAGCTCTCGGGCTCAAGACCGGAGCGGCGATCGATTCCACTACCAATACCGCTCACCCAGCCGGCTCGCTCGACCCCGAGCAGCAACGCATCATCTCCGAGTACCTGAACCAGCCATGATAGGATTGAACCCATGAGCGCAGAAACCACCCACATTCGCTACACAGGCCTAACGCCTGGGGCAGACGCACTCGTGTACTCGTTCTTCGACACGGTAGTGGCGTTCCCCGGCGCCCGCTACATCGGCATGCACCGCATGAAGCGCCTGGTCGTCGACCTGTCCAACAGCGCGGCCGGCACCTTCAACCTGTACAAGAGCTCGACCCGAGTCACCAACCCCGCGCTCGCGGTCACGCGCGACACGACGAAGGTCACGTGGGTGCAAATTGCTACCTTCCCAGCAGCAGCAGTCACCACGACCTCGAACATCCTCGACTTGCTCGTGGAAGAGTACGACGACGTCAAGCTGGAGTTCGTGAACGGTGGCGCGGCTCAAGCAACGTGGCTGCCCAACATCGTGCTCACTGGCGAGCGCGTGAAGTCGAACTGATATGCCCAGCTGGCCAGAAGCGACCAATTGGCCCACGGGCGTCAACTGGCCCACAGGTACGAACTGGCCGACGGGTGAGAGCTGGCCGGGCGGTGGCGGGCCTCCGCCTCCGACGTCGTACCAGTGGAAAGACTTCTTCCCCGGCGCGTTCCAAGTCGGCCAAACCGATTTCGGGCTCACGTACAGCCCGACGCTGAGGCGAACATTCGGCACGGCCACGGCCGCCATTTCGCGCACGGGAACGCCGATGCCGATCATGGTGCAAGCGGTCAACGGCTCGGACGTGGGCGCAGGCGGGGACTTCGCGATCTCGTTCGACAGCGGCGGCTCGTTCCCCATTACTGGCCTGGTTCCCACACCGGGCGTTCCCGTGGCGCTCACGGGCGCGGGTGCGGGCGCATCGATCACGTTCACGGCAGGCACCGCACCCGTAGGGAATATCTGGAAGGTGACGGCCTCTGGGCTTGCTGACCAAAGCGGCAACGCGAGGCACTACACGCAAGCCGATCCGCTGAAACAGCCGGCCGTCGAGATTGGGCTGAACGGCAAGCCGAGCCTTTATTTCGACGGCTACATGCCGTCGTTCGTCTCTGGCCCGTTCTCGATGCCCTATCCAGCGCAAGTGATCGTGATTGGCACGCTTCGCACCCCGCTCAATTTCACTTCGCTCGTCTCAGCCCAACCCGGCTATCAGGCGTCACTGATCACGCAATCGGCCGCTATAATTAGCGCGCATTCTGGCGCGGGAGTTCTGAGCGCGCCTACGGGGTTCCCGCTTTTCACCCCGTTCCGAATATCTGCGCTCTACACCGCGTCCATTGCCGATGCGCTTAAGGTCGGGAATCTCGCGCAGGTTACGGGCACCAATTGCGGCGCGGTAGTTGGGTCAACCCACATCATCGGACCGGGCGACGCATCGCGAACCGGAGATTTTGAACTGTACGCCGTGATAAAAACGCCGCCCGTTGCCGACCTCTCCGCATTCGAGGCAGCGCTGAACACCCCCCTGGGTTACGGACCCGGTTCGATCGTCGTATGACCGCCTCCGACTACGTGCTCGCGGCAGTCTGCGCAGTCATTATTTGGATCTGCCTCGCGCTGATATTCGGCTGCACAGTCGCCGCAGTCTCGGTTGATTGCTTGCCCGAGGACGCTATGGGCGAGGCGGGCGCCCCCCCCTAGTTGTCACTCCTCCTCCTCCTCGTCGCCCAGCTCGTGGAACAGCTCGGCAACCTCGGGCGCGGGCAGCTCCTTTTCGAGCTTCACCAATTGCCGATTGCATCGAAGCCAGGTCTTGCTGAGCTCGCCGTGCATGCTCGGCGTGAGCAGCCCACCATCGCGTGCCGCCTGAATGTCGCGCGTGAGCGGCGAGGGCTTGGCGACGCTGCCGAGCAGGTCACGCAGGATGAGCACGCCCTGGTAGTCGCGGCAGCCAGGTAGCGAATTTTCGATCATGGTGAGCGTGTCGGTGAGCGCTTGGAACTCCTCCATGCTCGCCACGGGGTCTGCGGGCGGCGGCTCCTCGCTATCGTCGCCGTGCACCGTGATGGCCTTGCGACGTGGGTCCTCCTGGCGCTCCTCCAGCGCGATCGGATGCGTGGCTTGCTCCATCTCGACGTCCGTGTACAAGCCCCCGCAGTCCTCGGGGAACGCCTTGCGGAACGCATGCGCTTCCGCGCATTTCGCCAGCTGGTTCATGGGCATGTCGTTCCAGAACTTCGTCGGGTTCCCGTCCTGCTTGGTCTGGACGTACTCGTTCCAAAAGACCAGGCCGACCGCCGGCCTATCCCAGTCCTTGCGGTAGACGCGCACCTTCGCCCATTCGGGGAAGCCCTTGCCGTTGCACGGCCCGTACTCGGGCTCGTCCTGCCCATTGTAGCGGCCGGTCCGCTGCGCCACGGCGCGCATGCCATCGATCGAAATCTGAGCCGACCAGACATAGCGGTTCTTCTGGTTGTCCCAGCGCTTCACGAAATGGATTTGGCGCAGCAGCGGGTTCAACCGGCGGACGCGCGCAATCTCCAGCAGCACGGCGAACTCCTCGGAGCTCGCTCCGTTCGCGCAGGTGTCGCGAATCATGCGCTCCTGCTCGGGGCTGAACCGAAGCGGTCCCGCGTCGTTGGCGGCGAGCTCAGAGCGTTGCGGCACGACGGCCAGGGCGCGTGCGGGCTCGCGGACGCTGGCGGCTAGTTGTCGTTCCAAGAGGGTATCGTTATTTTGGGCCATGTTCTTTCTTTCGGTTAGCGCAGCGCGACCCCGGGAAGGTCCGCTGGCAGGTAGTCGGTACCCCCCGTGCCGAGCGCAATCAGCCACGAGTGCGAGCACGTGCGGCAGATGGCGTGTCGGGTGTCGCCCACGAGCGCGAACCCGTAGACGCCGTGGCGGCAGGCAGCCTTCGCGAGGCCCGGCCGCGTCACGAGCACGGCCAAGCCAACGTCATGCTCGCTCTCCTCGTCGGCGAGCGCGTCGACCCGCGCCATCCACTCCGCCTCTTCCTCCACGAGCTCCGCCAGCTCGGCGGCCAGCTCGTCGTCAGTGCCATCGCGGTACTCATCCCAGGGCATCAGCTCGAACATCTTGGCCTCCATATACACGTCAAACGTTTACTTGACAAGGTGTTAGGTATCAACGCGCGTGCTCGGCATCCACGAGGGCGCGGCGTGCCGTCTCGACCTGGGCAGCGAGGACTTGCAGGGAGGCGAACAGCTGCTCGGGGGTGTCTCCCTGCTCGGCCCAATAGGTGACGCTTCCGATCTGAATCCGGGCGCGGCCCAGGAGCTCCAGCGCGGCGGCACGGTGCTCGGCGGCGGTCGGCGGTGCCTTGACGAGCCCCGGGCCTGAGCCATCGACGTGGGCGGCTTCGTGGGCCATCAGTACACCCCTGGCTTCCACGTGCCGTGGACGTAGGGCTTGGGGCGCTCCTCGACTTCGCCCAGGCGGAACCACTCGTGGGCGAGGAACTGGAAGCACGCGCGGCGCTCGTCCTCGCGGGCGATGGCAGCCTTGGCCTCGGACTCCTGGTAGCAGCCGTCGCAGGCCACGGCAGCGGGGTCCAAGGCATCCTCGCCGAGCTCACGCCCGCAGGCGATGCACTCGACCGGGTAGGTGACGACAGCGGCGGCGTAGTTCATGCTTACTACAGTAAGCTAGTTACGCGAATATGCAACCAGGAATTAGGGATGTAACGTGGCTCGCGGTCGATTTGGCGGGTTACGCCGGTTTCCAGGGTGTTGCGAAATTGCAACCTGGAATCGACACATTGCGCACGAAACAGTATAGACGCAGAGAAATCGCTGTGACGTTAATGTCTCATGCTGGGGCTTCTCACGGACGAAACGCTTGTTCTGTATCGGCGCACGGGACCACGCACGGCTGAGCAGTGCTTCACGGTCACGGGCGACGACGAATGCCGTGCCCTGGCGCTCGACTACGCGCTCGACCTCGAAGCGGAGGCTGCGAACGAGGGGGGGCTCGACGCGCTTTTAGCGGTTGCCAGCGGCGGACTTCATTGTCTGGGACTCGGCGTAAATGCGCAGGAACCACGACAGCCGCTTCAGGTCGTGCCCGTGGTTTTCCCGAAGGATGCGCTGGATGGCGGCCTCGGGCAGCTGCATGGCACGCGCGGCCTCGATGGCCCGGGTCCGGTTCGGGTACGGATCACCCGCGCCCGCACGCTTGACGTCTGGTGCGTCGCCGCTGATAACGGCGCTCGCTGGGACTCCGAGGGCTGACGCGATCCGCTCGGCGGAGTCGGAGGTGATGGACGCGGTCGGGTCGAGCCGCAAACGTGAGCGGAACTGCGACAAGTAGGCGCGGCTGAGTCCGCATCCCCCTTTATCCTCCGGCGACCAGAAGTGGTTCGAGGAGCGAAATTTCCCAGCAGCCACGGCCTCTTTGACCAGTCTGTCGATGCGAGCCGCGATAGTTTCCGCCACGGCTGGCAGATATATCACTGGTTAGTGCAGTAAGCACATTAGAAATGAGCGGTTGCTTACTAATGTGAGTCATGATAGTCGCGTAAGCCACATGACATTACCGGATCGGCTACGGTATGCGCGCAAGAAACGGGGCTGGACGCAGCGCCAATTGGCTGAACGCGCGGGGATGAGCAATGCCTACGTGAGCATCCTGGAGCGGACGGGGACCCCTTCAGCGCTCTGGGAATCGCCAAAGGTCGCGACGATCGAAAAGCTCGCCAAGGCGCTACGGGTGCCGGTCGCGTGGCTCGCCTTCGGTCAGGGGCGTGAACCGGCGTGGCCGGAGCCGCGTACCCGAGGTGCCGCGTGAGTCCCGTGAACCGCGTCGGGTGGGTCACGCTGCTCCTCCTGCTCGCGCTCGGGCTCTCGTTCGCGCTGTGCTCGGTCGCGCGCGCCGACTATTCGCGCCTGGCTGAGCGGGTCGCTGAGCTCGTCCCGCGATACGGCGCGCGCGGCATCGAGTTAGTTGAGCCCGTCGAGTTCGGCAACGCCGTTGCGCAGGCATGCAACCAGGACCGCGAGTGCGTGGCTCGGCTGCTCACCATGGCCGTGATGGAGTCGGGCCTGTCTGCCGCCGTGTCGCGCTCCGAGTACAAGCACCACGAGGGTGACGCGTACACGGACCGCGATGGCGTGCGCCGGCATCGGGCCTGGGGGTCGTACCAGCTTCATAGGAACAAGCTGAACGTGGACGTGTGGGGCGACGACGACTCGCTCGTCCAGGCACGCGCGGCGCGGCTCGCCCAAGCGGGAGCGGCTGGCGAGTGCCGAGGGTTCCGGTCGGTGCTGCCCGAGCTCGGCATGTGGCGGGTGCTGAGCGGTCGCGGGTGCCTGGCTCCCTACTCGGGAGAGGCGGCACGGATGGCACTGCTCGTGCGGGTTCGGAAGGCGCTCTAGTCAAAAATTCATGCACGCCAATCAGGGCGCGCTTGGAATCGGAAAAGCATTGGGAGGAAGCAATGTCTGAAGCAAACCAGCTGGAACTGAACAAGGGCGACAACTTCATTTTCGCGATCGACGTGAGCGCGAGCATGGGGGCAAAGGATTGCCCGGGAGGGCTGAGTCGCATCGACTTTCTGAAGGAGAAGGTCGTGCTGTTCGCGCAGGAGGCATCGAAGTGGGACGAGGACGGCATCGACGTGCTGACCTTCGGCCATGAGGTGAAGGTGCTGCCGAACGTGACCGCGCAGGTTGCGTCCGACACCATCGGCGGGCTCCGGGCGAACGAGGGATCGACCGACACGGCCGGCGCGATTGCGGCGGCGTACAAGCGGCACCAGGAAACCAAGAGCGAGCAGACCGTGCTCTTCCTGGCGACCGACGGCGAGCCGAACGATCGCGAGGCGGTGAAGGCCACCATCGTGAAGATTGCGAACGGGCTCAAGGACGAGCACGAGTTCGCGATTTCGTTCCTGACCGTGGGCGTTATTGCCCCCGGTTTGGACGCGTTCTTGACCGGGCTCGACGACGACCTGAAGGGCGCCAAGCACGACATCGTGGACGTGAAGCGCCTGGAAGAAGTCGACTTCATGGCGGCCTTCGTGGGCGCCCTGCACGACTGAACCGAGCCGAGGCTGAGCGCTGCCAGCGTGGCGCTCGGCCTCGGGCCTTTTACCCTCCGGAGGGCATCATGGAAGTCACCAAGTTTTTGACCGAGAACAAGAAGCTCATCGTGACGACCGCGACGGTGGCGGTGGTCGCCCTGGTCGTGATTCGGTTCTTCGACCTCATCTTTTGGGGCGGGCTCCTGGTCGCGCTGGTCGTCGGCACGGTGCTCGGCTGGACCCACTTCTCGAAGAAGCACGGCGGCGCC